AAGTTATACCTGTTACCTGTGCTGAATCGGTAACATATAAAATACCATTAGTTCCCCTTACTTCATTACTCGTAATAGTAAAGACATCCAAACCTCCTTTTACTTTCAGATTGTCAAACTCTCCATTCTTGCCAGCGACAGAGTTAAATTTCACATCAGAATCAGTACTTAAATACTGATTTATTGTATCTACATATTCATTCTTATCTTGTTTGTTTTCATTCAAGTATTTACCCATATTGGCAGACAATGCCTTATCTTTACTGGAAGTTTCCAAATCATCAATTACTACAACTTTAGTACCAGCTTCACCTGATACTGTAGACTGTAAAACTGTACTTGAATAACTTCCACCTACATTCTTTAAATACTTGTTCCTGAAATTATGTGGTATATAGTTAGATTTTATTTCCATATTATCGTATTTCGTTCAATTCAACATCACATTTATTATTAATCAAATCGTATGTGATGGAATTGATTACAAAGTTCTTATTCAAGGTATTCTCTTTCAGGACTGAATTAAGCGATATACCCCTATTCTTTATTGAATTACTGTATCTGAATCGTGGCTTACTATAGTAATTCACATATTTATTAATACAGTGCTCTTCTGCTTTCAGTTTATCCAGTGAAGCTGTATCAGTCAACGTATCAACAAAGTAATACTCATCTCCTATCTTAGTAAGAACATAGCTATAACTGCCTGCGTGTTCATTATAAGTATTGATTCTAAATTCAATATCATCAAAATCATTGACTATATTTTCATCAATTACATTCTCAAACTTCAAGTCTTCATCATACGTTTCATCATTAAAAATATCCTTCACATAATCAGATGTAGTATATTTCAATTTAACATCATTAATATGAAATGAATTACACCTGACAGGTTCTTTATCGGTACGTCTCATAGGAGTAGTTCCAAGTTGATTAGGAGCGTAAAGTTCAAATATCAATTCCCCTAATGTCATTTTATCAGATGGCAATGAAACGGCAACACCATCTTCACTTTCTGCCAGATTCATACGCCACGAAACTGTATTAGTCAATGAATAATCTGTATCAAACACCTTATCCCCTACTTTATTCTTATGTACCAGATAAAAACAGTCTTGCAATTTACATTCATCATAGAACCATTTCTCGACAAATACACGCTCATTATTACTATTGGTATATGAATACACATAATTTCTATCCGCATATCCACCGCTATACTTTTCACGTCCAGAAATAGAATCATATTCCCCTTTAGTAACAAATCGCCAGTAGCCGTATTCATCCAGATACTTATACCAAGTTGCACCTGCCCAAGTATTTGGGCCGTTACATATCTTATAATAACTCCTTGCAACTTTATTATGATACTCTTGATAATTAACCCATCCATCACCATCATAGTACATCTTATCACCAATTGCAAGTTTACATTTAAACATCGTATCCGTGAATCCTGTGGAATATTTACCATCATAGTATTGTTCATCAGATGTTACAATACATTCTGCTGCATTCCAATCACCAGACAGCCTATAATTTATATCAATAATGAAAGTTCCACCTTTGACTGCTATAGGTAGCTTATTTTTCAATGACAATTGGACTCCGTCTGTTGTTTTCCATCCCATCAGACCGTAATCACTTATCGTAAAATATGTCTTCCAATTTAAAGAGGAAGGTTCATTTGCAGTCTCATAGTATGCTGCCTTTTGCCAGTAGCTGCCATTTGATGCAGCATTATCTGGAGTTACTTCTTCTATCGGTTCTATTGGTTTGTTAATTTCAAAAAGATATGGCTTATTCCAATCCCAATTATTCTTCGATTTAAAGAAAGCATTCAATAATGTATAATTCTTACCACTAATATCCCTTGTCGATTCATAATACTTATTTGCGTCTACATTCTGATTTATAATATCATCCTCATCATTCCATTCAGGAATTATAGTATTATTAGAATTTGAATTAGCAACTACCACCACCTTATTATATAGCTCACCAATAGCTATACTGGCATTACTTTCATAAATATTCTGATTAACATTAATAACGGTGTTATCAAGTGCTACCACCGTATTACTATCATCTGACAGGGTATATTTAGTATATGAATTGATATTCTTAATAATATCATAGTCCACGAAATAAATAGAATCACCATAATAATAGCAAGTCATACCCAGATACCTTGCAATATATTCTAATACGTCTTTACAATTCTCTGGTTCATTTGCTTCATCAAAAAAATTCCTATCAAGGATGGATAAGTTATTTAGTAAATCAGTAGTATCATTTATTTTCTTAGCGTTATGTACATAGACATTCTTTATTAGTTCATTAGTATCAATCTGGCTTATGATATGTTTGATTACCTGATAGAAAGACACTATAGACTGCTTTTCATTTAGATAGGTGTAGTTATAGTTACCAAGAGATGAAAGGATATCATTGAACTGCAAGGATAACAAATTATATTCTTCATTATAATCCGTACTGTAAAGACAAGGGACTGAATAACCACACCACAATAAAGAACCATTCTTTGAGATGGTACAATATATCTGGTTTCCTAATGCTGTGTAGAGATTAGCCAGTACCTTAGTTGTTAAGACATTAATCTGGCAATCCGAACATTTGATTGGTTTGAACACATCATCATCTGATTCATAGTTAATTGAAACTGCATCAGCAGAACAGAGTAATTCAGAAGCTATCAAAGTACCTCCTGAATCCCTGTATATTTCAATATTGATAGTATTCTCATCTATATCCTTAAAAGATGAGTTATATATTAATTGATAGCCCATTTTACCTTAGTCTATTTGTTCTATTACTGTGTTGTTTTAAAACTCCAACCAGTGCTTTATCTGAAATCTTAAATTCAACTTCTCCAGACATAGCACCTCCTTTTACAGGTGAACCACCGTCTAACAGGTTGAACAAATTGGACTGCTGACTTTTATTCAGAATCATTTCACCACTATTCACCCTAGCCAATATCTTATCACCAAAGAAGGAACTGCCATCAACCACACCACCATTGGCAAATTGTGGCATAGTGGCAAAAGCTGCTATTACAGAAGCTACAGCAGCACCAGCCAACAACCAACCTACTACTGGTGTTTGCGTGGCACTGGCTACGGCATTTCCTATAGACTCCGCTTTCTTTGCAGCAATAAGAGCTTCTATAGCAGGAATAGCAGTACCTATAGCTGTCATTAAATTAGCACTCCAAGTTAACCAAGCAGAAGCACCTTCATTTGTCATTTGGGATATAGAACCCATAACAGTAGCAATAGCACCTAATGAAGTTGCATAATCATTATTTACTTTTACATCTTCTTCTGTTACAAATGGAGAAGTTAGTTTACCAATATCCCTTGAATTAAAGCCTTTAACAGATGGAATACCAGCAGGTTTTAAATCTCCCTGCTCCCTACTGTTATATTTAGCAGTAATATTCAGAACTATTTTTTTCTGTTCCAGTTCCTGTATCAGTTTTAGTGCAGATACTCTGGCATCGTCTGTAATGGCAGCAGCATACTTCTTTCTGGCTTCCGTTATCAGCTTATCCAATTCAGCAACAGAACCAGCAGGAATTACTTCTTCTGTTTTTACCTTATTATTTCCTCCAGCAGGTTTAAGACTATTCTGTAATTCCAAGGTACGTTTATCAAAATCATACATACGCTTTTTCAAATCATAAGCATATTCATAGTTTTTAATCATTTCACCTCTATTGGCATCATTATCCTGATTCAAGAAATTCTGCTTTTCAAGTTCTGAATTTTGCTGTTTGAATAGTTCCATTTGTTGCTTAATAGAAGACAGTTTTTCCCTCATCTGTTTTTTGGTTTCACCTGTCCATTCATTAGTATCACCTCTGGTAGAATTAATCCTGCCTTGTATTTGGTTTATTTCCTTTTCGTATGCCTTTAACTGGTCTTGATACTCCGTTAATGCCCTTTTCTCATTTCTAGATGAAAAATCATTATTATTGATTGATATATATTTATGTATATCATTAATATTAAAGTCTTTTCGTCCTGTTCTAATATTCAATGATTGAATAAGTTCTTCTTCTGCACCTCCCAAGACATCAGTAACATCTATTTTAAAATCGTCTTTCAACTTTTGCAAGTCTTTAAATGCCTTCTCCCGTTCCTGCTTGCTTTTAGTGGTATCCCTGATTATAGATTCATATTTCGTAAACTCCGTTTCAAAGACTTTAGTATTGAATCCCATTGATAACTTAGCATCAGTCAACGAATCACGCAAAGCAGAAAGTTCTTTCAAATTCCTTATTGTAGAAAGAACACCGTTATTAAATGCTTCAAAACTGCCAGCAGACATAGACTGAAAGAATAAATCTACAGTTCCTTTACAGGAATTTAATGTATTGTCCCATTCATCATTAGTAGCCTGTGAGCTTCTTATTATCTTCATAAAAGCGTCACTGGCAGTAGTCGCAATTCCAATACCAGCAGCAAACTTTCCTATAGTACCTACTATATTGCCTGTTATCTGTTGAAACTCCTGTACTTGCCTGCTGCTCTTAACTATGTTATTATTAAAACCAGATGAATCAAGTAATAGTCTGGTTACTAAATCAGCCATATATATTTAGTTTTGTGTGTTTATAAATTGATTAGCTTTAGCCTGTAGTCTGGCTATATCGTCTTTACTGATAGAAGTATCTTTCTCTTTGGCTTCATCCCAATCAAACTTCATAATATCAGTAGGTGATAACTGCTTGGTACTGTTAGTTTGGGCTATGATATAGCTTATCATCCTAGCCTGTTCCCAGCCAGTCTTATTCTTATGTTGCAGATTTTCCAAGACTGCCTTCACTTCATACATCTGCATCCTGTCCAGAAAATAATCAGGTGCTATACCTGCTTCGAGAACTACTAAAGCATACAGTTCGCTAATCGTTACTTTTTTTTTGAATCTACAGTATCACTAATGAATGCAGACTGCTTTTCCATCTCTTTAGAAAGAAATTCCTGTAGCTGGATAACTAAGGCTGGTTCATCATCGCATTCATTAATAAAGTCCTCGAATGTCATTTGTAAATCTGGATTGTTCGCTATCAGCAGGCTATAATAAAACAGGTAGTAATCCGTCAGATTCTCCAATCTGAATATCTTGCCTGTTATCTGTTCAAATACGAACATAGCCCTGATAGTATATCGTATATTATATGCAGTACCTTTAATTTGAATTTCCATAGTATATAAATAAAAAAGGGGAAACTGCAACAGCTTCCCCAGTGAATATATTACGCTACTTTAGGCGATAAAGCCCCTGTTCCTTCCAGAGTAACAGAGTAAGTAGCATTATCATTATCTGGAGCATTAGCGGTAATACTAGTGATAACCACCTTACCAGTGTAGCCACCGCCTATTTTCCAGCCATCGGCAGGCAGACCTGTATCGCTGTCTGCATTGGTGCATACGGCAAAAGCTACAGTTAATTCCTCTCTGCTTATCCAGCTATTTACTAAAGCATTAAAATCTTCCACGCTATATAAATTGTCAGTTGTAAGTGACCAGCTTAATTTGCTTACCGCTTTACTAGTCCACTTGCCACCGTCTTTTGATGAAGTTTCCAAAGTGTTTCCCGTTAAGGAAAGCTGGCAACTGGTTGAAAATGCCAATGCTTTATAAGCAGTGCCAGCACCAGTGGTATCTTTAAAAATCATCAGGTCATTCCCTCTAAGTATTTTGTTTGCCATTTGTGTTTATGTCGAATGTTATATTTTGAATGAATGTATCTTCTATGTATTCTTCATCTGCGCTAATCATCCTTATATCATTTATTTCTATTCCTGCAAAGTTCCCCCTTCTACCTTCTAAAGCATCCCTTACATAGTCTGCCAGTTCAACGGTATCCGTGTAATCTTTAGAAGCAATAACCACATCAACCGTAACGGATTCATTTACAGAATAACTGCCTTTGGTGTAGTTAGGACTAATATTAGTCCTTTTATAAATGATAAAAGGAAAAGTGGTGGATTCTTCAACTATCAACGGATATATCTTAGAACCTACCTTTTCTTTTATCCTGCTATCTTTACTTAATAAGTGATAGATAGCTTTTCCTATTTGTAAGCTCATCTTCTTTTGGAAATCCTTGTTATTGATTCTTCAACCATTTGATTTATATTATCAAAGATGGCACGTTCCTTATTATCTTTGGCAGTCCTGAAAAAGTGAGAAGCGTTCATTCTACCTCTGTTAGCTCCGTTTTTTCTAAGTCGTCTGGTAGTTGTTCCAAGTTCAAAGAACTTTAACCTAAAGTCCCCCATTATATGAACCTTCGCTTCTGTAGCTTTCTTATCAACCTTTAGTTTTATTCCACTGCCTAAAGTTTTACCGTCCCATCTATTCTTATGATTTATTGTCTTACCTACTACGCTTCTTAGTTGTGTTTTCGTTTCCTTTTGCAAAATTCGTCCAGCTTTCCGTAGTGCATTCTTATACACATTCTTTTGCTGTCTGCTATTAAGTTCACTAAACATTCTTAGTACCTGTGAAGCGTCTACAGTTACACCGTTATTCATTAATAAGCTCTCCTATGATTTCTGTGGATTGTTTTGTCCTGTCTGAATTGATAGCCAATATCCTATACTTCTTATCTTGATAGATAATTCTCATTTGCTCGTTTACCTTATGATAGTACCTGATTGTGAAAGTAAGTGTATAAGAAGTAAATATTTCATTATTCTGATTAACCCTGTTACCAGAATTAAACTTAATGTTGGCTCTTGTTTGCAGATAGTCTACCCATTCCATAGAAGTAGCCCCAAACTCATTTTTAACAGGTACTGATTCCTGTAGTAATATTGTCTCTGTCAGTAGCCCTGCCCTCATAGTATATAGTATTAATAGCCGTACTGTAATCCAGTTTCACCGCTTATTCTTACTGCACTACATAATTCAGGATTCCAGCCAGGATAAAGAACCGTAGTTATAAACTTCTCTTGTCCAGCAGGTCTAATTTCTACAGTTACTTCATTATCATTGGTATTTTTAATGAGAAAATAAAATTCTGGTGTGAATACATCCTCTGTTATATCATCCATTCTACTAACCTGTGTAGACGTTGCCCTACCGTCTCTATTATGTATATAGTCAATCATACTTCTTTGTAGTTTTTATAAAGTGAAACTAGATAGTCAAATGTATATGGCACTTTATTAACGGATGAATAAGATACTGGCTCACGATTGGCATATAGATTACCAATCAGCAGCAGAATAGCGTGAATAACAGCAGGTGGGGTAAATTCCCCATCCACTGCCAATTCATCCAGTTTCAGATTCAAATTGCGTGCTACTGCATCCTCTGCAACATCAATCAATCCAAGTATATATAAATCATCATCCTTGAAAGAATCATCCAAAAGAAGGTGCTTCTTAGCTTCTTCCAGTTTGACGTACATATTATTTCAAGATAGCTTTTTGGAAAGAACCTGTTCTTCTTGGTTTTGCATCGAAATATGCATTGATAACCAATCTTACTTTACCGTTAGCTGCTTGTGTGTACGGGTCTACTGTTAAGTCAATCCCACCCCATTGTCCAATAACAAAATCTTCAAAGTGTCCCATTACAACACCTTTACTGGTAACATTAGATGTACAATATACTGGATAACCGTTCACTTCATTTTCTTCCATCAGACAACCAGCACAACCAACACAGGTATGTACACCACCGTCAGTTACATTGTAAAGAGCATCTTTAGCAGTCGTTTTCAAAATACCTTTTGCAGATGGCGATACAATGAAACACTTGTTTCCTGCTACATTAGCTTCTTCTAGTGCAGTTTCCATATCAACCAATCTCTTATAAGTAATATCCTTTGTTTCAGGAGTAACGCCATTAAAGATACCGGCAGGCATAGTAGCAGAACCAGCAGCACTACCCAAAATAGTGGCTTCCAGTTTGTCCGAAATAGCATTTACAATATCACGTTTAAGCATCTCTTCTGCACTGGCAGAATCCTGAATCAGGAATTGTTTGGAAACGTCTACATAAGCGGTAAGTCTCTTTGGTTCTAGATTCACTTC